GCGATCATATCAGCGTGACGATGAACATTAACGCTGTAGATGCTAAGTCCTTTGTAGATTTAATTAACAGTAATCGGACAGTGATAGAAAGCATTGTAGTCAACAACTTCACCCGCAATGGACGGATTCGCCGTGTAATACAGGAGGCGGTATAAATGGCGACATTTAGTTATCCTCCATACTATGTCTTTGAATACACAACAGACCATAATGTATTGGTATCAACTTTCGAAAGCGGGCGAGAACAAAGGCGTTATAAAGGGAAAAGACCACGTAAATGGAAACTCACATTTCGACAGACACCGAGTCGAATTAATCGCATCGTGGAGTTCTTTAACGAGCGTAAAGGATCTTATGAAGCTTTTGAATGGACTCCACCAGGGGCGAGTTCGCCAATCAGAGTTCGATTTGAAGCTAATTCGCTTAGAACATCTTATCAAGGCAAGATGTTTGCTGAATGTGAGCTAGTAATTCAAGAGGTGATTGAATAAATGCCTAGGGGCAGTAGTACTTTTCATGTGGCGGCTTCTAAAGACGAAGTTGCGCCAGTATTGTTAGTAAGAATTCTTAATTTGAAACATATAATTGACGGATCAACCCAATCTCTCTATCTTACAGACTATCAAGAACCAAATGTCATGACGATAGATTTTTTCGATGAAAATGGCAATCCTCGAGAGTATGTTTGTTGTAACGTAAGATATGATCATGTTGAAATGGGCACTGACAATACTTTAAGCGAAGTAGAAGTTACGATTGATAACGTCGATCGAACCTTTTCAGCAGCAGCCCAATATTACAAGCTAAATGGGACTCAAGTTCATGTACTTACAGCTGAAAGAAGTGTACTTCATTCACCAGAAGGAGCTATCATGCGCTTTGCTGGGCCAATAAGAGAGGCTAGAATCAACGAACACATGATAAAGTTAAGGGTAACAAACGGCTATTCATTATATTCACGAATACCAAAACGTCTTTATGACTCAAAGCATTATCCTTACATTCCGAGCGCAAAAGACCCAAGGACGTTACAGCGATGAAACTGGTAGATTTTATTGGTCTTCCATGGAGAATTAGAGGACGAGACTTTAATGGGATTGATTGCGGTGGTCTTTGTATGTTAGCAGCTTACTATCTATATGGAATAGAAATACCTGATATATGGGAGTACGATGAAACAAATAACTTAGATATTACAATCAAGGTATTACAGGATTTGCCGCTGTTAGCTTTACAGGTAAATAAACCCACCAACGGTGATGTAATCTCATTACGACTTTCACCTGGATATGTTCATTACGGGCTATTTGTCGATGGTAGGATGCTTCATATCAGCGAAAACACTCGATCACGATTAACACGTAAAATTCCTAATAACAACAACGTAGCATACTGGCGATTTGGTAAGGGTGGTGAGCATAAATGGGTATAGGAGCATTAATTGGAGCGGTAGTTGGAGCAGTAGCAGGAGCTTCGGGAATTATCATTGCTGGCTTCACAGCTGGTACTATGTGGGCAGCTGGGGCAGCACTTGGATCACTGTTCGACAAACCCGACATTGGCTTTTCTGGTTTCACTGCTGGCCCTACTAGTCCTACATACGCTTTCGGCCCAATTCAGAACACTAAATCACATAAACTACCAGTCCCCCTTGTTTACGGACAAGTTAGGTTGGCAGGCAACATAATTATGCAGAAGTTTCTAGATGATCGCAAAACAAAACAAGACATGCTGATTGCATTAGGTCTTGGTGAATTTGAGTCTATATCGGACGTTAAAGTAAATGAGCTGTCATTAAATAAAGGGTCTTCTGGAAATCCTGAGGGTTGTTCACTGAACATTTATAGAGGCACGCAGACGCAAGGTGCAGATTCACGCTCTTTGGGCGGCAAGCGATACCCCAACACAGCTTATCTTGCTGTTACATTGAAAGCAAGTGAGAAAATTTCTGGAAATCCTACCATTACGTGTATTGCAAAAGGACGCAAAGTTTGGACACCAGATGGCGTTAAATACACAACTAATCCTGCTTGGATTGTGTACGATATTCTTACTGGAACGTACTACGACCCTGAAGAGGGACGATACGAACCTGTTGGGCTTGGGTTGCCTCATGAGTTAATAGATCTCAATTCATTCACAGAAGCAGCAGCATATTGTGACGAACTAATAGATGGAAAACCTCGCTTTACACTTGACTACACTATCGACACACAAAAAAGAGCGATCGATCATTTAGCCGATGTTTTGTCTTGTTTCCGTGGAGCCTTGTTGGCTAGAGAAAAGATAGCACTTTTCATAGACAAACCTGTCG